ATACTCACGCGCATAGAGAACGAAAAAGCTGTGCTAGAAAATAAACCTGTTAAAGAAAAGGAAGTCGCATTTAAAGGCTTTGCTGAAAGGAGAAGTAAATGATATATCAGCAGAGTTTATATAGAATAGTTGACGACCATGTACCTATTAATTCGATAAAAAGATTAAACAAAGCTAAGCGCTGGGAATATGGCTATAATAAAGAGCACGACATAGTTGTAATAAGTAAAACTGGTAAAATAGGTGAAATATACGAAATACAAAACCTAAAAATAGCTTTACCACCAACAAATAACGCTCATAAGTTTAAAAGTGGAAAATGGGAGGTGACTCCTTATCCTAAGGAACTTAATAGAGTTAAAACAATATTTGACTGGAAAGAACTACCAAACGAATTTAAAAACGAATATATAGATTACATTGAAAGCGAATTTAAGAAAAGAGAAGAAGGTTTTTGGTTTTACAACAATGGTAAACCTACTTATATTACTGGTACTCACTACATGTACCTTCAATGGTCAAAAATTGATGTTGGTAACCCAGACTTTAGGGAAGCCAATAGGTTGTTCTATATATTTTGGGAAGCATGCAAGGCAGACAAAAGGTCTTATGGAATGTGCTATCTTAAAAATCGTAGATCAGGATTCTCATTTATGGCGTCAGGAGAAACTGTTAATCAAGCAACTATTAGTTCAGATGCACGATTCGGAATACTGTCCAAATCTGGACCAGACGCCAAGAAAATGTTCACAGATAAAGTTGTACCAATATCAGTCAATTATCCATTCTTTTTTAAACCAATACAGGACGGGATGGACCGACCAAAGACCGAGCTTGCGTACAGAGTCCCCGCTTCTAAACTTACAAGACGGAACATTACTAGCACCGACAAACCTGAGGAGCTCGATGGACTGGATACAACCATAGATTGGAAGAATACTGGTGATAACAGCTACGATGGTGAAAAATTAAGACTATTAGTGCACGACGAGAGTGGTAAGTGGGAGAGACCTAATAATATTTTAAATAATTGGCGAGTTACTAAAACTACACTAAGACTTGGTAGTAGGATCATCGGTAAATGCATGATGGGTTCTACTAGCAACGCGTTAGATAAAGGCGGTAACGAATTTAAAAAACTTTACAATAGTTCAGATGTTACAAAACGAAACAGAAACGGACAGACAAATTCGGGCCTCTATTCTTTGTTCATACCTATGGAATGGAACTACGAGGGATTCATTGATTCTTATGGACTACCTGTGTTCGAAACACCTGAACAAGAGATTATTGACCCACATGGAGATATAATAGATATTGGTGTACTTAGTCATTGGCAAAACGAAGCAGAAGGCTTAAAGTCAGATCAAGACGCTTTAAACGAATTCTATAGACAGTTTCCTAGAACTGAAGAACACGCTTTCAGAGACGAAACTAAAAATAGTATATTTAATTTAACTAAGATATACGAGCAAATAGATTACAACGAAGAAACTGCCGATTTAACAGTTGGTAACTTTCAATGGCGTAGTGGAATAAAAGACACTAGCGTAATGTTTATGCCTAACCAAAAAGGCAGATTTAAAATAAGTTGGATACCGCCAAACAACTTACAAAATAAAATAGTTATAAAAAATAATATAAAGTATCCTGGCAACGAGCATATGGGAGCTTTTGGTTGTGACTCATACGATATATCGGGTACTGTTGATGGCAAAGGATCTAAAGGTTCTTTACACGGACTTACGAAGTTTAGTATGGAAGATGCACCAGCCAACGAGTTTTTCTTGGAATACATAGCAAGGCCTCAAACTGCTGAAATGTTTTTTGAAGATGTACTTATGGCGTGTATATTTTACGGTATGCCAATATTGGCAGAGAACAACAAACCGAGATTACTTTACTATTTCAAAAGAAGAGGGTACAGAGGCTTTTCTATGAATAGACCAGATAAAGTATGGAATAAATTATCCGTGACAGAAAGAGAGATCGGTGGTATGCCAAACTCAAGTGAAGACATAAAGCAAGCTCACGCAGCTGCTATAGAAATGTACATAAACGACCACGTAGGCGAAAAAAATGAAGGGTTTGGTTCTATGCCTTTTAATGATACATTAAACGATTGGGCAAAGTTTGATATAAACAGAAGAACAAAATTTGACGCTACGATAAGCTCTGGGCTAGCTATAATGGCTTGCAATAGGCATTTGTATTCGCCGAAACAAAATATGGAGAGAAAGAAAGTAAATTTAAGTATAGCCAAATATGCAAATGCAGGCTACAATTCAAAAATAATAGAAAATTAGTATGGCTGAGTCAGTTACATCACATTATTTTCCTAGTCAAGTCGTTAGCGACATAGAGAAAGCTTCAGAAGAATACGGTCTTAAGATCGGTAAAGCTATTGAATACGAATGGTTCAATAGAGACTCTGGAACTAATAGATTCGCTAGTAATCAAAATACTTTTCATAAGTTAAGATTATACGCTAGAGGAGAACAATCAATACAAAAATATAAAGATGAGTTATCAATAAATGGTGACTTAAGCTATTTAAACTTAGACTGGAAGCCTATACCTATTATACCTAAATTCGTTGACATAGTTGTTAACGGAATATCTGAAAGAACATTTGACATAAAAGCATATTCGCAAGATCCGTATGGAGTTTCTAAAAGAACACAGTATATGGAAAGCATACTTGCTGACATGAAAACCAAAGAGTTAAACGCATTTACAGAAGAAGCTTTTGGTATGTCAATATCTACAACTCCTGCAGAAAAACTTCCAGATAGCGAAGAAGAGCTACAGTTGCACATGCAGCTAAATTATAAGCAAGCTGTAGAAATAGCAGAGGAACAAGCCATCAACACTATATTAGAAGGCAACAGATACGAGCTCATAAAGAAAAGAGTTAACTATGACTTAACTGTCTTGGGTATTGGTGCAGTGAAAAACACGTTTACAAAATCTGAAGGAATCAAAGTTGAATATGTAGACCCAGCCAATATAGTTTACTCGTATACCGAATCACCATACTTTGACGATCTATACTACGTAGGCGAAATTAAAACAATACCTATAAACGAGCTTAAAAAAGAGTTTCCAGATCTTACTGGCGAAGATTTAGAGAAGATGACTAAGCAAGGTTATCAAAATACAGGTTTCTATAATAGAAGTATAGTCGAGTCTACAAATATAGATAGAAACCAAATACAAGTACTGTACTTCAACTTTAAAACATTTGCAAACGAAGTATACAAAGTAAAAGAAACATCTACTGGTGCTAGCAAGATAATAATAAAAGATGACCAGTTTAATCCACCTAATGAATTACTAGAAGAAAGATTTGGTAAGATGTCTAGGCAGATAGAAGTACTTTACGAAGGCGCTTTAATACTTGGAACTAATCAGTTATTAAAGTGGGAGTTAGCTAAGAATATGATGAGACCTAAGAGCGACTACACTAAGGTCAAAATGAATTATTCTATAGTAGCACCTAGAATGTACAAAGGTAGAATCGAATCTTTAGTTAGTAGAATAACTACTTTTGCTGATATGATACAGCTTACGCACCTAAAGTTACAGCAAGTAATGTCGCGCATGATACCTGATGGTATATACTTAGATGCTGATGGCTTAGCTGAAATAGATTTAGGTAATGGAACAAACTATAATCCACAAGAAGCTTTAAACATGTTCTTCCAAACAGGTAGTATAATTGGTAGATCAATGACTGCTGATGGAGATATGAATCCAGGTAAAGTGCCTATTCAGGAGATACAGAGCGGCTCAGGAGGAGCTAAATTAGCTTCACTGATACAAACATACAACTACTACCTACAAATGATCAGAGATGTCACCGGATTGAACGAGGCGCGTGACGGTAGTACTCCAGATAAAAACGCTTTGGTAGGTATACAAAAAATGGCAGCAGCAAATTCAAACACTGCTACCAGGCATATACTGCAAAGCGGCTTGTTCTTAACAGCTGAACTTGCAGAGGCAATATCTCTAAGAATATCTGATATTATAGAATACTCTCCGACTAGAGATGCTTTTATACAAAAAATAGGTGGACATAATGTAGCAACTTTGTCTGAAATGGCTGATTTACATTTATATGATTTTGGTATATTTTTAGAGTTAGCTCCTGACGATGAGCAAAAGCAGATGCTTGAAAACAATATTCAAGTAGCATTGTCTAAAAACGGTATAGAGTTAGAAGATGCTATAGATGTTAGAGAAATTAAAAACATAAAGCTAGCTAATCAAGTTCTTAAGATAAGAAGAAAAAAGAAGCAACAGCAAGATCAGTTGATGCAACAACAAAACATTCAAGCTCAAGCGCAAGCAAACGCTCAAGCACAGCAGGTTGCAGCTCAAGCTGAAATGCAAAAAAATCAAGCAATGGCTCAAACAAATATGCAGGTGGAGCAAGGTAAGATGCAGATGGAGATGCAAAAAATGCAGCAAGAAGCTATGCTTAAAAAAGATCTAATGAATCACGAGTTTCAGATAAATATGCAATTAAAGCAAATGGAAACTGAAATACTAAAGGAGCGTGAATCGCAAAAAGAAGATCGTAAAGATGAAAGAACTAAAATTCAAGCTACACAACAGTCTGAATTAATAGATCAAAGAAAAAAAGAAAGTCCACCTAAAAACTTCGAGTCATCGGGTAATGATATAATGGGTGGTGGTTTTGGATTCAATGCTTTTGATCCAAGATAACACAATAATCGTACAATTTTATAATATTTTATTATGGCTAAAAAAAAGAAAGTCGAAAAGGTCGAAGAGATCGTAGACAAAAAAGAAGAACAAGCAGTTGAAGTCGCTGCTGTAGAAGAACAAGCTAAACCTGAGCAAGAAGAAAAAGTTGATGACGGGATAGCTAAGTTAGATTTAAGGGATTTCCAAGAGAAACCTACTGAAGAACCTACTGAAGAGCCAGTTGCCGAAGTTGAAGAAGAAGCAAAAGAGCAAGCCGTAGAAGAAATAGTGGAAGAACAACCTACGGAAGAAAGTCCTATAGAAGAAATTGCTTTAGAAGAAGTTACAGAGATAGCTGATAAGCTAGAAGAAAACATTGAAGAAGCAGTTGAAAAAGCAGAAGAAGAAGGCACTCAGCTTCCAGAGAACATACAAAAAGTTATTGACTTTATGGATGAAACTGGAGGAAGTTTAGAAGATTATGTTCAATTAAATAAAGATTACTCAAAAATGAGTGATAATGATTTATTGAGCGAATACCTTAAACAAACAAAACCTCACTTAAACGCAGAAGAAAGATCTTTTTTAATGGAAGACTTATATTCTTGGGATGAGGATATCGATGAAGATCGAGATATAAAAAGAAAGAAATTAGCGTTAAAAGAGCAAGTTGCCAATGCTAAAAACCACTTAGACGGGTTAAAGTCTAAATACTATGATGAAATCAAAGCGGGTTCAAAGTTGAATCCTGAGCAAAAGAAAGCAATTGATTTTTTCAACCGATACAACGAAAATCAGACAGTAGCTGAAGACAACACCAAGTTTTTTAAACGTAAAACTAATGAAGTTTTCTCCGATGCGTTCAAAGGTTTTGAATACAATGTAGGAGACAAAAGATTTAGATTAAATGTTAAAGATACAGACAGTGTAAAAGAAAATCAGATGGACATTGGAAATTTTGTAAACAAGTTTCTAAACAAAGAAACTAGCAAAATAGAGGATGCTAAAGGTTATCACAAGTCTTTATTTACTGCAATGAATCCAGATGTAGTAGCTAATCATTTTTACCAGCAAGGTAAAGCTGACGCATTGAAAGAAAGTATGTCAAAAGCTAAAAATGTTGACATGTCACCTAGGGGTACCTTATCAAGCGAAAGCACACCAAGCGGTACTAAGTTTAAGTCTATATCAGGCGACTCATCTTCTGATTTTAAAATTAAAATTGGTCAAAACAGATCAAACAGAATTACTTAAACATTAAAAATTAAAAAAACAAAATTATGGCAATTTCACAAACGGGTGCTGTATTAAACACCCTAACTCCACGTCCAACTCAAGGACTATTTGGAGACAACTATCTATCCTTAACGGATATGGATTTTACTAAACAATTTTTACCAGATGTATACGAAAAAGAAGTTGAGCGTTTTGGAAACAGAACAATTAGCGGATTTTTACGTATGGTAGGCGCTGAAATGCCTATGTCATCTGATCGGGTTGTTTGGAGTGAGCAAGGAAGATTACACACAGCATTTGACGACTGTACTGTAAATAACAGTTCTGCAACGACAACTGTAACATTTACTAACACAGCAAACGGAGACACTGGTGCTGCAAAATCAAAACTACTAGGAGTAGGTATGACTGTTATTATCGCTAAAGGCGTTAAAGTAGTTAAAGCAAGAGTAGCTACTGCACCAGGAAACGGAACAATCACGGTTGCACCTTACGGAGCTGCTAACCTAAACGCACTTGGATCTGGATCACTTACAGCTGTTAAGTTGTTTGTATATGGTTCTGAGTTCAAAAAAGGTAGCGCAGATGGAGGAGTATCTATTGACGCTAAATTTACGCAGTTTAGTAACAAGCCAATTATACTTAGAGATAAGTACACAGTAAACGGTTCTGACACTGCTCAAATTGGTTGGGTTGAAGTAACTAGCGAAAATGGCGCTTCTGGATACCTATGGTACTTAAAGTCTGAGCACGAAGCTAGATTACGTTTCGAAGATCAACTAGAAATGTCGATGATCGAAGCTGTTAAAGATGATGGAACAGCTGGCGCTGGTTCTGCTGGACACTCTACGTCTACAGTAACTGGTTTTCAAGGTAGCGAAGGTTTATTTGCTGCTATAGAAGACAGAGGTATGATTTACAACGATGCAGACTTTGGCCTCACCTCTACTGGAAAAGGTATTGATGAGTTTGACGCTATATTAGCTGAACTAGACAAGCAAGGTGCTATTGAAGAGAACATGATGTTCTTAGATAGAGCTACTGCATTATCTATAGATAACATGTTAGCTAATCAAAATTCTTATGGAGCTGGTGGTACTTCTTACGGGGTGTTCAACAACTCTGAAGATATGGCTTTAAACTTAGGTTTCTCTGGATTCAGACGAGGTTCTTATGACTTCTACAA